GATTCGGTATCAGAAGAGGTGAGTATGGCTAACGCCTGGCTCAGATTATGGCATGACATGCCAAATGACCCTAAGTGGCGAACAATTGCCAGGGTGTCAGGGCAGCCAATTGCAACAGTGATGGCAGTGTATATCCACCTCCTGGTGAGCGCGTCACGAAATGTCACGCGAGGTCACATTGATGTCACGACAGAAGATTTGGCAAGTGCGCTCGACGTGACAGAAGAGGTAATTGATTCAATTTTGCAGACGATGCAGGGGCGGGTACTTGATGGTGATTTAATCACTGGATGGGAAAAACGCCAGGTGCTGAAAGAGGACAACGGCAATATTTCGCAAACCGCAAAATCTCCTGCAGAGCGCAAGAGGGCGCAGCGAGAGAGGGAAAGAAAGCGGGAACAAAATGGCGATTGTCACGGCGCGTCACGAAATGTCACGCACATGTCACGACGAGTCACGACAGATAAAGATACAGATAAAGATACAGATAAAGATACAGATAAAGATACAGATCAAGAAGATCAAAACACTATGGTCCATGGCGTAAAAAACGCCACGAACCAGGCAGGGGATGTTCAGACCGTCAATCCTGGTCAGCCAGCAGGCACGACACCGGAAGCCGATTCGGGCGCTGTGCAGCAGGTGATGACCGCAAGGCCGGAGCAATCACACCAACTGCAGCAGCCCGAAGCCGATTCCGCCATTCAGCGGGAAGCCGATCGGGTAGTCCCGGAAAACACCGGGCAGTCTGTGGGACGAGTGGATTATCCGGATGTGTTCGAACAGGTCTGGCGGGAGTACCCGTTGCGTGCCGGAGCAAACCCGAAGAAATCCGCATTCAGTGCCTGGAAGGCCAGATTGCGCGAGGGGGTGCCACCAGAGACCATGCTGGATGGTGTGAGGCGTTACGCGAGATACCTGGCGGCGACCGGGAAAGCGGGAACGGAATTTGTTCAGCGAGCGACGACGTTTTTTGGGCCGGACCGGAATTTTGAAAACCCCTGGTTGCTCCCGGTAAGCGGCACGAACAACCAGCGTTGCGTGAATCACATTTCTGAACCGGACACTGAAATACCGCCGGGATTCAGGGGGTGACGTGTCATGAAAAACATTGCGGCAGTTGGGGTTCTTGAACGTATTCGCAGACTTGCACCACAGGGGGCGGTTCCACCGTACCGGACGGTGGAGGAGTGGCGGGAATGGCAACTTGCTGAAGGACGAAAACGCAGCGAGGAGATTAACCGCCAGAATCGCCAGTTGCGGGTGGAAAAAATCCTGAATCGTTCGGGCATCCAGCCTCTGCACAGCAAATGCTCGTTTGCGAATTATCAGGTGCAGAATGACGGGCAAAAATACGCGCTGAGCCAGGCCAAATCCATAGCTGACGAACTGATGACCGGGTGCACGAATTTTGTGTTCAGCGGTAAAACCGGCACCGGGAAAAATCACCTTGCAGCGGCGATGGGTAACCGGCTGATGGCGAAGGGGCGCAGCGTGATTATCGTCACCGTGTCTGATGTCATGAGCGTGTTGCATGACAGCTACGACAACGGCAAATCCGGGGAAAAATTTTTACAGGAGCTTTGCGGGGTTGATTTGCTGGTCCTGGATGAAATAGGCGTTCAGCGGGAGACGAAAAACGAGCAGGTGGTATTACACCAGATAATTGATCGCCGGACAGCATCACTGTGCAGTGTCGGGATGTTAACAAACCTGAATCATGCCGCAATGAGCACGCTTCTTGGTGAGAGGATTATGGACCGGATGACCATGAGCGGTGGTCGATGGGTGACGTTTAACTGGGATAGCTGGCGTCCAAATGTCAGCAATATGAGGGTTGTGAAGTAATTTTGTCCGGAGGAAATTTTAATGGAAACCGTATCTGACGCACTGAAAGCACTGAAAAAAGCCTCTTCACATGTGGTGGCAGCTCGCCTTGGAATCAGTCGTGAAGAGGCTGTCAACGAGCTGTGGGAACTCAAAAGAAATGGCGTCGTTGATAAAACTGGTCACACCTGGTTTCTGGCTGGCGAAGGTGAATCCCTGGTAACCGAAGAGCTGCCAGTAAAATCTGAAGCACAGGATATGCTGACCGGGGAGGTCGAACAAAAAGTTACCGCAGACATGATGATTGAGTTTATCGGTCAGGATGGGGCTAAAACGTGTGAGGAACTGGCGGGTAAGTTCGGCGTCAGTACTCGCAAGGTTGCTTCCACGCTGGCGGTGGTAACCGCAACGGGGCGGCTGGCACGCGTTAATCAGAGCGGTAAATTTTGTTACTGCATGCCGGGCGATAATTTACCAGCAGAGTCGAAAGCCGCGCTGGTAACGGAAAATGATGGTAAGGCCTTTCCTCAGCCAGCAGGTGCTGCGTTACCAGTCCGGGAAGCCGCAACACAGGAAGAAATTAAAACAGAAACTGTGGCGGACATTGTGCAGCCGTTGCTATCGTTTACCGAAACGCAAGCAGATGAGCTGATTTTTCCGTCCCTGCGCAGGGCAAACCTGGCGCTGCGCAGGGCGAAAAGTGATGTTCAGAAGTGGGAGCGAATCTGCGCCGCGCTGCGGGAGCTGAACAAGCACCGGGATATTGTTCGACAGATTACTGATTCTTCCCGCCGTGTTGTATCGGAAAAGTGATTGCCGAAGGCGCTTATGGCAAAAGTATTTACACAAGAAGAGCGAGAAAAAATTAAAGGGCAGGTTGTTGAGCTAGTACGCCGGAGTGGGCGCGAGACGTTACGGCAACTGGAAGCCAAGACAGGTGCGACAAGATATCTGATGAGCGTTCTTGCCAGAGAGCTGGTTGCCAGTGGTGATGTATATCACTCTGGCTATGGGTTGTTCCCGTCAGAACAGGCGCGTAAGGACTGGCAAAACGCCCGCAAAAAACTCTCGAGGGCAAAGGTGAAGAAACCTGTTGTGGTTGATCCGGGCCTTATCTGGACATTACCCGACGGAGAAATACACCGCTACGACAGGCGTATGAACATAATCTGTCGCGAGTGCCGGAAGAGCGAAGCTATGCAGCGTGTACTGGCATTTTATCAAGGAAATGTTAGATATTTTAGACGTTACTAGATTAAAGAGCATTAGTTCAGATGTGAATTGACATTTTCATGGCGCAGGGTAGAGCCAGCGTGGTTGTCCGCTTTGCGTCAAAACCAGAGATTACCAGATTTAGACATATATTCCCGATAGCCCTGCTCTGATGCTACACTCTGTGCTATTTTCATGACCCCAATAAAAATATTTATGACTATTGCTGATTTCAAACGGCCTAAATTGGAGCTTCCAAACGGGGCAAACAAACTACTACTGCACTCTTGCTGTGCTCCATGTTCCGGTGAAGTGATGGAGGCGCTTCAGGCCTCGGGAATCGACTACACCATCTTTTTCTACAACCCGAACATTCATCCTCAGAAAGAGTATTTAATTCGTAAGGATGAAAATATTCGCTTTGCTGAACAACACGGCGTGCCGTTTATCGATGCTGATTACGACACCGACAACTGGTTTGAACGTGCCAAAGGAATGGAATGGGAGCCTGAGAGGGGGATCCGTTGTACCATGTGTTTTGACATGCGTTTTGAGCGGACAGCGTTGTACGCTGCTGAAAATGGTTTCAGTGTGATCAGTAGTTCACTGGGCATTTCACGCTGGAAAAATATGCAGCAGGTTAACGAGTGTGGGCGGCGAGCTGTTGCGCATTATCCGGGTATGGTGTACTGGGATTATAACTGGCGCAAGCAGGGCGGCTCGTCCCGTATGATTGAAATCAGCAAGCGCGAAAAATTCTATCAGCAGGAATATTGTGGCTGTGTGTATTCTCTGCGCGATACCAATCTACACCGCAAATCTCAGGGACGCCCTCTTATCAAAATTGGCCAACTCCACTACGGAAAAGAAGAGAAGGAGTGATTTTATGGATCACCTTTCTGATTGATTTCATATTGGCGAGGTGACGTGAGTTAAGTAGAATTGCTGCGGGTGCCTGAGGCTGTCTGCCTCAGGCATGAACACCAAAAGGCAGATAGAGAAAGCCCCAGTTAACATTACGCGTCCTGTAAGACGCTCAACATTAATCTGAGGCATATGGATGCGGATGAAAGAATTAAATAAATTCAGAGTGATAGACCTCTTTTGTGGGGCAGGTGGATTATCTTATGGTTTTCTTCATGGAGAGATGTCTGACTACTTTGAAAGTATCCTTGCTATTGATAATAATGCTGCAGCTATAAATACCTACAATGCCAATTTTGGTTTGCATGGAGTTCAGGCAAATATTGAGGAGTGGGCATCCAGCAATACTGTTCCTGAGGCTGATGTGGTCATAGGTGGCCCCCCGTGTCAGGGATTCAGTTTATTGAATAAGAATCGTTATGGTGATCACCGAAGAGCATTGTGGGAGCCTTATATGGATGTCATTGAGCGTTCAAGGGCTTGTATGTTCGTCATGGAAAATGTCCCCGGATTGCTGATAAGCGATGAGTTTGCGGACATTACGTTTAGAGCGAAATCCATGGGCTTTATTCTGCTTAATCCAATGGTGTTGAATACTGCTGACTATGGAGTACCTCAGACAAGAAAACGAACGATAGCAATCGGTATCAAACGAGAACTCTTCGATGTGCATAGTATTCCGGCGTTCCCGCCAGCACCAACGCATCGTTCCCCTGATAAGGATGTCGCTTTGCCTGAATGGGTCTGTACGCGTGATGCAATTGGTGACTTACCTGCTCCTGTTGGAACTGATATTCGTAATGAACTTCCTCCGCTGAACTTACATTTTGGGCGTAATCCCACACCTGTTTCTCTGGAGCGATATAAAGCGGTTCCACCAGGAGGTAACCGTTTCGATTTACAGAAAAAAAGACCTGATATAACCCCGGCGTGCTGGCTAAAAAAGAAATCTGGAGGGACCGATTTGTTTGGACGTCTGTGGTGGGACAAACCTTCAGTAACGATTCGTACTGAGTTTTTCAAACCGGAGAAAGGGCGATATTTACATCCGGAAGAGGATCGGCCAATAACTCATCGTGAGGCAGCGAGATTAATGTCTTTTCCTGATAATTTCATTTTTACCGGTTCAAAAACTGAGATTGCAAAGCAGATCGGGAATGCTGTTCCACCGCTATTTGCGGCAAAAATCGCACAATATGTGTATGGAGTTTTGCAGGGACGGTATAAGAATAACATCAGTAAGAATAGTCAAGCAGCCTGAAGGAAATCCAGAAATGAATGGAGATTTGGTTGACAGCATAGTTGGTTTTGCTGAAGCCAGAAAGGAGTTTCATGCCCAATTGTTACTGAATACGCTCACAATTAATACTGCCGGAGTTGTTAGTAACGCAGATAGCAGTAACAAAAACAGTAAAGCTATAGCAAGAGAAATTGCTCGCTTCTTGCAGGCTGAAACGATTGGTGAACGTGTTGCAGGGCAAACATCTGGTAATCAGTTTGAGAGTATCTGCGCAGAGTTTATAGAAAAAACCTTTTTTAAACTCAGCCACTTACGCCCTGGAAAATGGAATGTACATCAGGTTTCTGGTAGAAACAGATTAGAGATAGCTAAATATGAACAATATGCCCATCTTATAGCATTGGATAGTGCTGCAAAAAGTAATCCTCAGCTAGCTGCTGCACTGGGGAGTGATTATACGATTTCACCAGATATTATTGTTGAAAGAGAACCTGAATGTGATCAAGTTATCAACAGTCCTGAATTACTGGTGGATGATTCTGTTACCCGCATGTCAGCTCTCAGGAGTTCGAATGGTGGGAAACCAATATTACACGCAAGTATTTCCTGCAAATGGACAATAAGAAGCGACCGGGCCCAGAATGCTCGTTCTGAGGCATTAAATCTTATTCGCAACCGTAAGGGAAATCTCCCTCATGTAATGGTTGTTACTGCTGAGCCTACTCCAAGTCGTCTGGCGTCTATTGCTCTTGGTACTGGTGATATAGATTGCGTGTATCATTTTGCGCTTTATGAACTTATATCAGCAGTTGAAATACTGGGGCTCAGCGATGCAGCTGACATGCTTTCCGTGATGGTTAATGGTAAAAGATTAAAGGATATTTCTGATCTTCCCTTGGATCTTGCAGTCTGACATCTCTACGTAAATAGAGTCTGTCATATTTTAACTGTGATGGCACGTCATTGACTTCAGTACATTTTTACTAACCCGCTTCGCGGGTTTTGTTTTTTCCTGGCATTCTGGTTTACAATCCACACGCCAGCCTGAACAACTGGCACCTGCTGCGCCAGCAGAGACAACCGATGGCGCACAATACCAAACACCACAATTCTGATGCCGACCCTGCCAGCAGACACGGACGGCGCTCTCACGCATTCAAATATGACTGGTACCAGCATGACCAATGCACTGAAGAACAGGCCGAGTGGCTGATTCAGAATTACCGCAGACGTGGATACCAGTTTCAGAAAGGCCTCAGTCCTGACTTCCGACGCTGGATAATTTCCGTCAGGCTCCCTTATTCCGAACGCCCGCCGCGTCCGTCCTGAACCGCCCCGGGAATCCTGGAGACTAAACTTCCTGAGAAAGAGGTAAACAGGATGACTAAAAATACTCGTTTTTCCCCTGAAGTCCGTCAA